AAATATATCTTTGTCTATAATGTTTTTGCTTAAAGGTAAATGTGTCCAGATTGCCTGGTATTTGGGGGCGTCTAAAAAAGAAAAAATTTCTATTGTTATCTTTACAGAGTAATTGTTGTATTTAGGCACTTTGTGCATTTCGTACTTGAACTTGTAAAAAAAGTAAGTTTTGTTTTCGTTTAAAAAGTAATAAAGATTGTTTGTTTCTATTTTTGGTAAAGTATTTTTGTTTTTTGTAAACACAAAATATTCGCCGGAGCTAAAAAATATTTCTCTTCCTGTTAAATCAAAATTATAAACACATTCAATTACCTTATTCACATTGCCGAAAAATAAAGAAAGGACTTTTTTCTTGTAATTGATTTTTATAACGTCATTTTCTTTAGCAGGAAAGGTTATTTTTGACGGGGAAAAGTTAGTTTCTAGCAAATATGTTTTTTGTCTATAAAGTTTTTGAGAATGTGTATTAATAATATTTTTATCTATGGCGTCTTTTATGTGATTAAATATTTCTCGCTTTAGTTGTTTTACAGTTGCGTAAGCCACAAAAATATTTTTGCACATTAAAAAACACAAGCTTTTATATTTTGTACCTATTTGAAATCTTTAAATTTTTCGGGATTTTCTAACACTTCTTTTACGAAAGCGTTCTTTTTCATTGAGATAACTTTTCCGTTTTCAAAAAAGTGAATTCTTTTGAAATCAATTTCAAGCAAAAGCCTTGCACAGTAAATACAGGGTCTAGTATTCTCTAAAACAGACGTTCTAAATCCAAATACAAAAATATCGTCAAAACTAAGTTCTTTCTTTTTTGCCTTCAAATAAAAATCAAATTCTGCATGGTAAGAAGCAAAATGAGGATAATTAAAATGAAACTGTTTACTTTTTATATAACGATTTCGCCCAATCAAAAATTGTTTTTTAGAAGAACCAATACAAAACATTTTTACTTTTCCTTTTTCCAGATTATCTATTTCCTCATCCTCTACAAGACGAAAAAGCCTGGCAAACATAAAAGATTCAATTACTTGTTATTCAACGGCCTTAGTTTTCTAATCTTTGTTTGAAGAATTTCCCCAGTATCTAGACGTTTTACTTCACAATTTTCTTCATCCAAAATTCTTATAAGTTCAACTGGTACTACCCATTTTTTGTAATTTTCAGATTGCCAAACGTAGACTTGTCCTACGACCAAGCTACTCATAACAGTCAAATCATACAGCAAAGACTTTTCCTTGTCAAGCAAAAACCTACAATAAAAAATCCCCCAAGTCTTTTCAGACTCGGGGGAGGAAGGAGGAGAGAAAACTATTAAGCAAGAGGTTCTTGGGAAACGTTGACAATTAGGTAGTTAAATTCGGGAGCCCTGCTGAATACAGAAGCAACGGTCCAAACTACCCAGTCATGACTGAGGGCAGGAGGCAATCTATACATTTCCATCCTAATCCAAACAGCCATGGTAGTTACAGCAGGGTCAATACCTACTACTACACCAGTTCCAGGAATTTTCTTCCACCTATAAACACCAGAAGGAGTGTAAACAGTTTCATGACCATCATCTACAAAAGTAAAGTTTCCGTTAGTAGTGTTAACTTTTACTCTCTTATAGAATTTGAATTCTTGAGAACCAGGGTCTTTTCTGTATACATCAAGCCATCTTACATTTACAAGACCAGAAAGGGGAATTTGTACGGGTTTATTGGTATCAGTAGAAGCTACGGTTGCAGTAGCATATTGAGCGGCGCTTTCACCGTAGAAATTGCATGCCTTAATAGCATATTCGTAAGTAGCGTTGCCAGAAGCAGGAGCTAAACCAGTAGCATAAGGTAGAGGAGAACCAAGAGTAACTGTACCTACACTCCACGAGTTAGGAGGAGCGGCAAAATCACCAGTTTCAGCACCAAACCTAGCAGGATTAAACTTGTGGAAATCACCAAGGAATTGAGAAGGATAGAGAGTATGCTCACCACGAATACCAATGTAGGATTGAGCATCAGCACCTAGCAAGCCTCTCCTCCTATCGGCTTCAGTCATTACTCTAGAGATTTGGTAGAAAGAAGCTTGTAGGTTGAGCTTGTCAATGTAAGAAATAAATACAGCAGAAGGCTTAGCAAGAGCTTGTGTGCTTACAACCCTGGACTCGGCTTCCCAAAGTAGGTCAATGGTAAGAGGTTGTCCTCCAGCATCTACTACGTTTTGAGGAGCGCCCCTCTTTACGATGTTGATAACACCATCTTGTTGTAGGTTGTTAGGTGAACCAGGGTCATCGGTACCAAGAGTAGCATCACCATAGAAAGCAAGATACTCAAATTCGTTTGCAACGGCAATCATTTTTTCTTGTTTTGCAAGCTCGTCAATTTGAAGAACGCCGTTTTGAGTAGTTCTTGTAGCAAGTTCAGTTACAGTAATTCTGTGGCCTACTAGGGTTGGCCTAATCCTCCTTCTAGCAACGTTCACTTCAACAGTTCTAGGAAGACCGCCATCCCTAAAAGCCGCATAACCAATCTTGTCATGCCTAGCAGTTACAGCAACGTATTCGTGTTCGTATGCCTTAGCTTTTACGTGAGATTTTAGCAGAAGATCGGTAAGAGGAGTATCTAGTACGTTGAGCCTGGTAAGTTCGGGTTCTAAGTCTTCTCTTTCTAGAGATTCTGCAACATTACCTGCCGCATTTAGTGCCTTTAGAGTAGCTTCGTCTAAGTGTTTTAAATGTTCTGGAACCATATCTTTTTGACCTCCTTAGATTATCTTATAAAAGTGTTTTGATTATTTTACTCTCTTTTTTAGCTCCTTGAAAAGATATTCTGCTTCGTCGTCAGTAAGGGAAAGTAGAGATTTAATTTTTTGTACGGTTTCTTCCTTCTTTCTAGATATTTCTAAAGGATTTCCTTTAAAGTTTCTGTATTCGTTAAAGATATTGTAAAGAGATTTTAGCTTATTTTTATCGGCGAAAATCTGATTTACCTTTTCTATATTAGAAGAAAGTTCAGCTACGGAAACAGGATGTGCTTCGGTATTAGCGCCTAAAACGGGTAAGCTTTTTACAACGACTTCTTTCTTTTCTTCAGATTTTTCTTGCAGTTTTTGTGATAGTGATTTTAAGGCGGTTTCAGTATTCTTTGTGCTTTGCTCAACATATTCTCCTAATGATTTTGTAAAAGTAAAAAGTTCAGAAACTAAGCTTTTTACCTCGCCAAGAACATTTAAAGTAGCCTCTTCGTAATCCATGCTTTCTCTGTAAAAGAGATTTAGGGAAGAAATAGACTTTTCAACGGACAAAACAAGATTTTTAAGTTCGGAAAGCTCTTCTTTCAAATCTTCATGTTCCTTAACCTCTCGTTCTAATATTTCATTAAATACTTTTTCAAATTTTGCAAGTTTTTCTTCAAAGGTGTCTATTTTATCTAAAAGATATTTAAGTTCATCGCTAGCTTCTTCTTTAATCTCTTTTTCTTGTGCTTCTGCTTCATCTTCGGTAAGTAAATCTGCACTTTCTGCAAGTTCTACATTATCTTCTTTATCTTCTTGCTGTTCTTCATCTTCTTTTAGAACCTCTTCTACTTCAGATACTTCTTTTTCAGGATTTTCTTCTGCTTTATCTTCTTTCTTTTCTTCTTGTTCTAAATCCTTTAACAGTTGTGTAAGTTCATCCTTTTCTTTCTCGTCCATAGATTCCTCCAAATCAGCCTTTATTTTAGCATTAATGTTTAAAGATTTTAAATACAAATCTACCCAAGTAGAAGTGTTGATTGGTTGACCAGTTATAGACACTTCATAAAGCCTCATTTTTGAGGGAACATTTACTTGTTTGCCGTTAATATATCTCTTTTCTGTTTTTCCTTCGGGGATTGCACCAATAGAAAGTCCAAAAACAGAATTTTTTATTCTTTCATCTTTAGCAGAAACAAGAGCATTATAAACTTTTTTTGAGAGAGGGTGAGATTTATTTAAAAGTATCCAAACATAAAGTTGGTTATTCGCAATTTCAGCGGCAACAGGTATCCCTAAAGGAACATCTATTTCATCTAAATATCCTTCTTTCCCACTATGTTTATATCCATGTTCGTAAAAAATTTTTCCAGTTTCAACAAATTCTTTTAATGAATCTCCAAAAGTAGCCTCCATATCTAAAATAGCATCATTTACAAGGTCTACGTTAGGAGTAGAGGCAACACCAAAAATAACCCAGTCTTCAGGTTGAAGATAAATGTTTGGCCTTTTGAAAAAGAGCCTTCCTTCTATTGGTTTAATGTCAACGGGTATATCTATTACTCGTTGTAAATCTGTTTTGCTTGAAGTAGTATAAATTGCGTAGTTTTTTAGAACAGAAAAATCTGCAATAGTGGGTATTTCTAATATTTCTGTCATTTTTCTTTTTGGCCCTCCTTTTTATATTTTTCGGCAAACTTTAGAAAAAGTTTTGCAAATTGATTTTCGTAAGGAGTATATCTTTTTATATCTATATCCTCTAAAGAAAGATTTTCCTTATTTATCAGTATATCAAAAAACGGCCCTAAAAATTTTTCGTACATATCAAAGTTTTTTTCAATATCATATCTACTGTCTAATAGTTCTTTTAAAATAGGAAAATTTATTAAAAATAATATCGGATATTTATACTGCAAAAAATCTATATTTTTAGTTTTTCTTTTTCTTTTCATTTTTCTCCTCTTCTATTTCTTCCAATACCTTATTCAAAAGTTCGTCTGCATTTATAGAAGTATCTTCTACATAATCAGTATAAGGGTCAGGAATACCCAAAGACTCAAAAATTGGCTTCATGTAAATATTGTAAATTCTTCTAGCTTTTCCTAAAGTAGGGCTATCTTTAGCGGCTAAGTTTTCAAAGAATGACGACATTATTTCAGAATAATTTGCCAAAGAATAAAGTCCTTCGTATCCATAATCTCTAAGTAAGTATTCAAGTGTCATTATAAATTCTTTTGCTTCGTCTTTGTTTAAGTCATAAACTTTCATAGTCAGGTCTGTGTATTTTGCATAACCTTCACTAAGACCTATTCTTTTATCTGATTCTAAAAGTAAATCTCCTATAAGGTTCAAGAGTTCTCCTAATCTTTTTTGTTTACTGTTTGAAGGGGCATCAGAAAGCTCTAACTTGGCTAACTCTTTTGCTTTTTCGCCTATTAGTTTTAGTTCTTGGCGATAGATTTCTTTTAAACGTGTTTCATTAAAGGGTTTCTTTACTAATTTTTCATATGTTTCTTTACGTAATAAGGCTTCACCTTTTGCTATTCCGTGCAACAAGTGCCCAACTTCATGCATAAATGTTTCAATAAATTTTGCAGACTTATCTTCTGCTGGGCTAGCACTAGTAACAGGAAAAACAAGATCAAGACCCTTCTTTGAAACCGATAAGATTTCTTTTACTTTTCGCCCGTTTAAATTTTTCAGGGCATCAAAGTCTTTTACGTCTTTAAAGTAATAAGGATAAATAACAATTTTCTGGTCGTCATAAAAAGAACTTTCGTTATAAAAATCAATGTAAACTGGGAAATGTTTAAGTATATTTTGTAAAGCGTTATAAATATTGGGGTTTTGGTTCCTTAAATAATTGCTTATATATTCGCTAACATGATAAGCATGGTAAGGCGAAAGAAGAGCATTGGTACCTGGTAAAGGAATTGATCCTCCGTGTATTGGTATGTTGCCTTCTTTAAAAATAGCAAAAGTTTCTTTGTTAAACAAAGGATATTTTGTAAGAAATTTTTTCAGGGCCTCTTTTGCAGTAATTTTTTCTTGGCGAATTCCGTATGAAGCAAATACTGAACGTTCTACTCTTTCAGGAATTACTATTTTGTATTTTTGCCCGTCAAATTCAAACTCAAAAGAATTCTCTTCCTCACTATAAGTAACATTTTCTACTTTATCAAAATCTTTAATGAGATAATTTTTATCAAAAATATCTTCTTCTAATCTAATTTCCGGAACCCCTTTTTCTATGTTTTCTCCAAAATATCCTTTTCTTATTTCCCGAAGAATTGAATAATTTAATCCTAAATATTTAGCCAAGGAATTTATAAAATCGTCAAACAAGTATAAAGATTTATCTAGGAACGGAAGACTATCTGATTTAAAAGCTTGTTTTGCCTCATCTAAAGTTAAACTAACTTGTATTACATGGTGAGGAGAAACAAAAACAAGTTCATCTCCTCTCTTCTCTAAATCAAAGCCAAAGAAAGAAAAATTACCCCCCTGAGATAGGATTTCAAGAAAGTCTTTATCTAACTCAAATTCTTCTATATCTTTAATCATCTTATAAAACACGTTGGCAAATTGTTGTTTTGTTAGAGGATTAAAACTTGAGGCTTTTCCTAAAGACCTGAACACAGAAAAATAATAAGAAAGAAATGCTTGTCTTAAAGAATTTCTCACTATCTCGTTATTAGGAGTTAATTTATTTAATGTCTTTAGGGATTTATACAACGAAGATACATAGTAAGCCACTTGATAAGTATCGGCTAAACCTTCTTTGCCCACTTTTTCAAAAAATTTGTGAGCATTAAAAATATTTTTTAGTTCTGGTATTTCTGTTTTTTCTGTTACATTAAAAGTTTTTATTATATCCTGCAAACTTTTTATTAATGAAGGAATGCGGTCAGATAAAACATTTATACTACTCTTAGACTTATCATTTTTAAAATACTCTTCAAGAACCATCACCCATAAACTAAAAGTTTCTGCTATGTTTTCTTGCGAAGAATACACAAAGGGAGCAAGTTCTGCAAAGTTTTTATCGTATTCTTTTGCGTACTTATGAAATAGATGATAGCCAAAATCTCTTAATTCGGAATGAAAATTTGTTTGTGAGCCTAAGTTATATAAATCTACTAATACAGCAAATGCTTTATGCGGCTCAGTTTGACTTAATCTGTAAAAAAGGCGTTCTATATATTCGTCAAGAAAAAGTTTTTCTAAATCATAATCATCAAAAATAGTTTTTACAAGTCCGTATAAAGATTTATCGGTGCTTCGTTTGTATTTTCCGGCTAAAAGTAACAGTCTTTGCATTTTGGGGAATATTTCAAAATTTTTTAGTTTTTCTTTAATATCCTTTTCTAAAAGACCAAATAAATAGGGCGATGACATAAACCAAATAACTCTTTCCAACTCATGGATACTTTCGTGTTCTTCCCAAAATCTATACAACTCTCTATAATATTCTTTTTCTTCCACATACTCATCAGCAAAACGAACATCTCTAGGAGGAGAAAATTCTTCGTTTAATTCAGGTAATAAAGACAAACTTTCCTTATTCTCAGAAAACATCACATCGGGGAATTTAATATTTGAAAGACGATTTTCTTTAAAAATATCAAATAGATTTTTTATAGCTTGTTTAAAAAGATGCTTTACTTTTTCTTTATCCAGTCCTAAAAATCTTGTTAAAACAATGCGTCTTTTTGCTTTGAGAATCTCATCTTTATCATCAGTTCTCCAATAAATATCTAATATTGTTCTTTTAATATCGTCCTTTATTTCATCTTGATATATTTCAAGCATTTCTTGCAAAATGAGAAATTTCATCAACTTATTTTCTTCATAATCACGATAATCATAAAGAGAAGAGTTTTGAAAAAATCTCATGAAGCCATTTATTTTTTCTGCTATTATTTCCCCAGCTCTTTCATTTGTCCAATCCAAATCTTTAGGAATATGAAATAAATCAAATCCAGAAAATAACCAATCGGCATAAAAAGACAGTAAAAATTCCTGTTCTTCTGGGTCTTCAAAAAAAGAAAACTTTTCGTTTAAAGCATTAAGGATAGCTACTTTGTAAAAGGGGTCTATTTTTTCTGGAAAATGGCTACCTACTAACAAGTGAGAAATTTCCTTTGTTAATCTTTTACCAGATACTAAATCACCTAAACTTAAATTTCCTAATTTTTCCAAAGGAAAAACAATTTTGTAGTTTTTATATAGATTGGAGTATACATGATAAATATTTGTAGGATTAACATCATTAATAAGAAAAGCATTTACGGCTTTCATGTGAATTTTTATTAACTCTTTATACTTTTCGTCATATTCTCCGGAATTGAAAAACAAATTTGTAGCTAAATCAATTACAGCATCGGATTCTGCTTTGGAAAAAAGAGAGTTTTTAGCTTTAGTTAAAAAATAAATTAACGACTGAACATAGCCTAAAGAAATACTTTCTGGAGAAAATATTTTGTTCGCATCTACTTTTTGTTTTTCTTCGTTGTTTTCTTTGTCATTTTTCTTTTGATTTATTTTTTCTAAAAACACTCGGACGCTTTCGTTGGGAGGAGTAATATCAAAATATACTGTTTCCTTTTTAGGGGAAAATAATTCTTCAACTTCCCTATTCAAAAACTTTCCCTTATAAACATCCTCGCTTTCTAAAATCCAATTAGAATCTTGGTAGTTAACTATAACCCCATTCTTTAAAGGAACATTTTGCCCAGAAAAATAAACAAAAAATGGATCGTCTTTATGGTAAAGAACATATCCTTCAGGTACGACCTTCACAACATCATAAGGTTTGTCATTAGATTGAGGTCCGTTTGGCCCGTAAAAAGTTCCCATATCTTTTTTTATTTTACCTTTCGGCTAACAAGAAAATCAAAAACTTTTTCAATAAAGCTTCATCGCTAATAACATACTCTTCACCAAATTGATTTCTGTAAATATAATAGTTAAATCCACCTGGTAAAGAGTATTTAGATATTTTATTGCCAAAATAATTTATTTCGCTATTATTTTCAAGATTTTCTAAAGCTTCTATCAAATCTTTTGAGTTAACATTTTGTAAAGCCTCAAATAAAGAAGCTAGCTCTTTTACTCCTTCCTCTGAATTTAAATCTATATCGTCAAAAGGAATTTCAGTTCCATCTGAAAGAACAAAAGCTTTTCCTAATCCTAAACTATCTTCGCCTAAACTTACATTTCCGTAATTTATAACATCATTATCTTTTTGTTCAAGAATAAGTTTTTCGGCATTGTCAGAATAGAATTTCTCTATTTGTTTCTTTAGTGGAAGATTATATTTTTCTAAGTTGTCCAAAATAAAATCAATATAAGCCTGTTTTGTAGGTTCGTTATATTCTTTTTTGGCTTCTTCTAGGCTTTGTTTTAATTCATAAAAAGATTTTGAGTTTTCTATTGCTCTATTTATATCAGATAAAAGATTTTTATCTTTAATAATTTCTCTTAATACATCGCTAAATTCTTCGTCAAGACCTTCAAGACTAAACAATATAGGTGCTATTTCTTGTGATATAAGGCCATATTTAAAGAAGCTAGCTATTTTTTCATTATCTTCTAAACTTTCACCAGCTTCTTCTAAGCGAAGTAAGGCTTTATACATGTTATTTACATTAAAAATGTCTTTCATTGTAGAGTAAGTGGATTTATATATTTCTTGATTTTGTTGCTCTTTTGACAATTTATTTTTCTGTTCTTTTTCTAATTCTTCAAATGTGTTTTCTTTTTCAGTTTCATCAGATTTTTCTTCTTCTAAAGTAGGTTTTTCAAAGGCTTCTTCTAATATTTTTTCTCTTTCAGATAACTTTTCTTTTGTTTTTTCTGTCAAAAATCTTTTTAAGTCTTCTTGTATTTTTTCTTTTTCTTCTGGATTTGCTTCTAATATTTTAGTTAATATCTCGTCGTCTATTTCTTGAAGGTTTATTTTTATGGGGTTTTCTGGAAGGTTAACAATATAATCCTGATTTATAAAATCGTAAAAAACAGGCACATTATCTAACTCTTCCAAGTAAAACTCTGGGGTATTTTGTTCTTTTTGTACGGTTTCTTCTACGAAATCTTTAACTTCTTTTACAAACTCTTTTGTTTCTTCTTCTATTTTGGGTTTAACAAATCCCTCTCTGATTTCTTGAATATTAGTAGCTAGAGAAAAAGCATGCCTATAATCTATTAGTTTAGTTTTGAAATAGGGTATTTTGTCTGAAATGGCCCTTTCAAAAGCATTTATAAAGTGTTCTTCTGCTTCTCCAAAAATTTCCTCTATATTTTTGTCTTCTTCTAGAAGAGTAAAAGATTGCAAAAACTTTTTAAGGGCGTCAAAAACCTTACCCTTTACTTCTACTCCATCAAGCAAATCGTCCTGTATGCTAGGAAGATTTTCTTTTTTGTTATAAACAAAAGATGCAAAAAATTCATTTACTTCTGCTTCTACAGATTTGTTTCCTGTAGACAGAGAAGAAAAAACTTGATTTCCTTTATCTAAATATGAAAGTCCTTTTTCTAATAAACTACTTGCTAATAATAGACTAGCTAATTTATAAACACTTTGTGCTTTTTTGATTGTTGTTTCAAATACTAGTTGGGAATTTTCAAATTTATGAGGTAAAACTAGTTCCTGCAAAGTATTTTTTATTTCTTTTAGAATCTCTGCTTGTATTAAATCCAGGTTTCTTTCGTTTTCTGTTATTGTTCTTGATATTTCTCCTAGCTTTAAAAAAGCACCCAAAATAACTTTATACTCAAAATCTTCTGCTACTCTTTCAGGAAAATGTTTGGATAACATTAGGTCAACAGCTGAAATAACATTTGGGTCATATTCTAAAGGTAAGCTACTTTTTTCGCCTGTTTCTTCTAAAAGTTTTTCTTGTTGTTCTTTCAAAGATTTTATATCTCTGTAGGTTTTTGAAACTTCTTTTAACCAAGAAGCATAACTTCTAAATAAATGATTAAGAAGCTTTGTCGCATTTTCATTATCAGTATTTGGACCTAAAGAACCGTCAGAAATAAAATCAAAAATTTCTAATAAAACAGGTAAAGACATTAAAAAACGATGATTTTCTTCTCCTTTTCCTTCTAAGGCATTGTTTAATAATTCGGTAAGACTTTTTTCTTTAAATCCGTTTTCTTGTAAAAAGGTTTCTTGGGTGTGATCTCTAATTAGTTCCTCAATATCTATTTCTTCTATTTCCTCTTTTATTTCTTCCTCGGATTTCGGTTTTTCTTGTGTTTTATTTTCTGTGTGTTTTATTTTTCCTAGTATTCCCAATTTACTTGGGCGAAAACTTTCACTTATTGTTTTATTTATAGTTTCCCCGGCCAAAGTATAAATAAAATTTTTTTCTCTTTTTTTGTCAAAAGCAAAGGATGTTAGTTCCTTGGAAATATATTTTGGAACGTCAGAAAAAAGCAATGACATTGTTGTTAGACAATCACTTACATTTTTCTCAAAAAAGCTTTCTGTTTGGTCCATTTTTGGAGAGTAAACGGCGGCGCAAAAGTCTTTGTATATTTCATTTAAATCTATTACCCCCTTTGAAATGTCTTTTAAAACTTCTATGTAATTCTGATTAGGTTTAACAAAAGCCAGAATTTTCGGGAAATAAAGTGATGTTAATACTTCCTGTCCATAGTTATTTCTAATGTTTTTGGCAACGGAAATTATTGCGTTAAAGGTTTTATCTACTTGAGTTTCAATATCAAAATTACTGAAATCTATTTTTACCCCAAATATATCTTGCAAAGACGTCAAATATTCTTTTGATATCGTTTCTTTGTTTTTTATGACGAGTTCTTTTGTATGTTCTCTTTCTAGTATATTTTCTTTTTCTTTTGATTTTTTTTCTTCTTCATTAATTAAATCTTCATATTTAGTAAAAAAATGGTCTAGCGCTTCAAAAAGAATCTCTTTTGCAGTTCTACTGATTTCAAGGTTTACTATATCTTCTGTATTTAACTCGTAAAAGTTTTCTAGAAACTCTTTTTTATCTATTTCGGGTTTAGAAGCTTTTAGTTTCAAATAAGCTTCATTAAAAAGTTGCTCAAAGGAATTAGAAAATTCTTTTTTCAAAAAATCAATAATTTCTTTTTCTCCATGTTCATCTAAAAACTCAGAAAAATCTTTCTCTAACAAAGACGAAAGTATTTTTTTAGCGTCTTCCAAAAAATCTGAACTTAGAAAAGTATATAAAGATAAATATTTTAAACTTTCCTTAACAAGTTCTTTTTCGCTTATTTCCTCTTGGGCAAACTTTTGGAAAATAGCTAAAATTTGTCTTAAATCCTCATCTTTTAACTGTAAATTTTGTTCTTTTAGTTTTTCAGCAAGCTTTTCTTCAGGAGATAATTGCCTTTCCGAATCTTCTTCAGAAGCTTGAACATCTTCTTCCTTGGGACTTTCTGGTTCTAAAACTTCTTGTTCTTCAACTTGTGTTTGGGGGGAAAGAAGTTTTTCTAATCTTTTTTTTCTTTCTTCTGGTAAATTTGTTCCGTATTTAGCATAATATTCTTCTATATCTTCTAATACCCAATTATCTTTTACATAAATACCATGTTTAGTGCCTACATTTTCTCCGGGAAAATAAGAGAGTTCTATAGGTCTATCTTGACGATAAAATACCTTTCCCTCTGGAACAAAAATAACCTTATCGTAAGGAGAATCATTAGAAAATTGTCCAGACTTATCGTAAGTGATACCCATAGTTTAACGACAATAGTTTTCTATAAAATATTTTAGATTAGAAACTTTTACACCACTTTGTTCTAGAACTTCAGATACCTTTTTGGATACTTCGCATTTCTTCTCCAATGAAATGTCTTGTTTGGACAAATAAGGCAAAAGATGTAGAACAGTTACATATCTTTCAAATTCCTTTCCATCTTCGTCCTCATAAAAGGAGGGAATATTTTTTCTGATAATGGCCCTTTCTCTTGGCGATAAAGCGCCTAAAAGATAATCCAAAACAAAATTTACATATCTTAATCTTCTTTCATCGTCCATATCCTTAAACATATATCCTCCATTTCATTTTACATTTGGGACAAGTATTTCTTTACTTGTTGAAGGAATTTAACAGCTTCATCAGTTAGTTTATTGGTACCGGGTTCATAAAAGCCAGCGAAAAGTCTTGTAGGTGAAGCGGTTTGTCTTTCTTGTAAAGCTTTCTGATAAGAAACTTTTTCTTCAGACGAAAGTTCACCTTCATCCATCGCACGCCTAGAAGTTGTGATGTCTTTTATATTTTCTTTTAGTCTTATTACTTCTAACAATATCTTACCTATGATATAACTTATTCTTATATTTTTAGATACGTCTTTAGAGGCAATACGGAAAAGACGTCCCACGGCTTGATAAATTTTTTCTGCTGACGGGTGTCCATGAATAACACCAAAATCACCGTTTAAATTTAGACCTACACCACCAACATCAATTGTCGTAACAATTAATGCATTAGTTCCTTTCGCATCTTGGTACTTTTTAACTACTGCTTGACGTTCTGATAAATCCTGGTCTGAATATAAAAATCCTCCGTTCAGAATAGCATCACGTATTTCCTTGGGTATTTCTGGATCGCCATCTTCTACAGCCCTTTTGAAAGCATCAAATGCTCTTCTAGAAGCAAAAAAGACAGCTCCCCTTCTGTTTGCTATGCTAGAAGCGCCATTTTTATTTACTCCTAGCTCTTGTTTAATTTTTTCAATAGTTTGTCTTAGTGTTTTAGTTTCTAAAATAGCATAATCTGTGTATCTATCTACACCTTTAGAAAGGCTAGTTGCTACTGCATTAATAGTAGTGCTGAATGTAGAGTTATCGTCATTAACAACAGTAATAGGTTGCCCCAATAAAGATTGGGTAACATCAAATACTTTTCCGTCTTTATCAATAGCTCTAACTTTTATTACAGGTTGTTCATTCTCCTCATCTAAATAAGTTTCATATCTCATATTTTCATCTGAAAGAAGTCCTAACAAAAGAGAAAGATTAATCATATCATTTCTTGTTTCGGCGTAAACTTTCCTTTCGCTTCCTTGTTTTCTTCTTCGTCCTTTAGAAAGTTCGGTTTCAAATCCTTCATGTTGAAATGCAGTTCCAGCTTCTTCATCTGAAGCATCAGGTGTTATATGTAGTAACCACCCAGGTAGTCTTAGCTTTACAGTTCTAGAACCTGTACCAAATCCAGCAGGTGTTCCTCCGAAAAATGAAACGGCGTCATCTTCTATCTCAGAAGAAGTGGAAAGGGGAATAGTAACTTCTGCACTAGATAAACCATGTGTAATAGTATAAGACAAAGGAGCAAGTACGGTATCTTTTCTCTTTGCAAGCTCTTGCTCTAATTGTTTTCTCCGTTCTATTAATTGTTTTTCTAGATTAAGATAGTTTTCGCCTTTTGCAGTTAGCATTTGCTCAGAAATTTTGTCTATTTCAAGAAGAAGTTTTCTTAAATTTTCATTTTTCTTAGAAAAGATACCAGAATTACTACCTAAAGATAAAATAGCTCTTCTAACAGAAGTGGAATGTGCTAAAGAATGTGCCAAACCCTTTAAAATAGCATCTTCTGCGCTTATTGCTTTTCTCTCAACACGCACTTTTCCATCTTCGGTTTTTGTTGTTTCTTTTGTTACAAAACAAGTTGAAGGATCATCTTTTGAGAGGCTTACCAAACCGTATTCTAAATAACGCCTCCAGTTAAATCCACCACTTTGCATATCTCTCGTTAGCTGATAGAACGCAGGAACATATCTTTCATATATTTTTTGGAAGGGTACTTGATTATTTCTTACTTCACCATTAGGCGAGTATTCTTTAACAAATGTTTGTTCATCAGGATTTCTTCCTCTTTCAAAAAGAGTTTTATACGCTAAAGCAAGCTTAGCAAAGGGTAAAGAAATTCTTGCACGATACTCTGTAGGTCTTTGCATCATGTCAACAGGAATAGTAACAACATCTGTATTTTCGCCTTCTTTTATTTCCATGTTTATTCTAATGTCAATATCTAAATTGTCTTTATAAATTGTGTCAAAAAGGGTTCGCATAAAGTTTTGTATCTTGCCTTCTTTAAGAAGGCCACCTTGGGTTCTAAATTCTTTATCGCTTATTATATTAGGGTCATGCAAGAACATTTTAGAAACACTTATTACATCGTTAGCGCTATTGTTAACTGCATAAGCGTTAAATGCAAAGACATAACCTTGATTTTTATCAGAAGTTATACTTTTGGCTAATCTTTCTAAAAACTGTCTTCTAGTGGAAGTTTCAGAGAAAAATTTTGACATTTCGTCTACAATAAGCATTCCGAATGCCCCAGTTTTTGTTTTATATGTTTGTTCTCCAACCTTATAAGTAGACGGGCCAGTTAAAAGTTGTAAATAAGTTTCGTCTGTTAGTGTTTCTTGTTGTTCTAAATCAACTCCTTGAGAGGAGCCTACAGACATTAAAGAAGTACCAATTAAAACCATCTTAGGTAGTTTTATATCTTCACCAGCATTTTTTCTTGCCCAAGCAATCAAAAGTTGACGATACTTCTTTTCCCTTTCTTCTTTATTTCCTCTAATCATTAAATAACTACCATCAGGATTGCTTAGGCTCCATTCTGTATTGTTAAACCAAAGCGAATCAAACACAATTTGATTTGCGTCATTAACCCAGTTGTCCAAAATCTGAGAAGGCCCAACAATCAAAACTGGCCTATCTGTAAACATAGGCTTTCCATCTTTATCTCTAAAAGCATATAAGGGTTCCAGTTTTCCATCTTTATTAGGTAATAAGGTGCTTCTGTAAATACCGTAAAGCCAAAGCCCTAAAACTGTTTTACCTAAACCAGTTACATATCCGAAAAAGTGTCCTACCTGTTGGGGTTTCTTTAAAGGAGAAAGATGTTTAAATAAAGGAGAATGTCTGAAAAATGGATGTAAAAACCTAAAAGAAGCATAAAGTTGTGCGTTAGTTAGATAAAGATCAGGATTAAAAACAGGGGCATTTTCTGTGATATCTCTTGCTGTAGGTTCTATGTGTTTTTTGAGTTCATTTTTTTCTTTTCTATTTAAAGTAGCAAGTATTTTTGCGCCTGATAATTTCAAACCAAGTAACCACTCTATAGCATCTTGATAATGAAGTGATTGACCAGTAGACGAATCTTTTACTCTTCTTATTGGTAAAAAGTTTTTCAAACTTCCTTGTAGGGCTTCTTGTATATTTGGTAGGTATTTATCAAATAGAGATTTAACGACTTTTTGTATTTCTTCGTTAACCATGTTTGAAGAAAGAAACTCGTTATATCTATTTAAAAATATTCCTTTAAATCTATTTGCTATGTTTTCTCTTATTTGTTCAAGGTTTCTAATAAGAACATCTTCTATACCAGTAAAACCTTCTTTATCTTGCACTTCTTCCTGACTTTTGCTCCGGAAGAAAGTCCTTCTAGCCCAATCTCCTATAGCTAGGTATAAATGAGTTTGTGCATTTAATGTTTTTGCTTCGTAGTTAGAATCTATATCTTCTTGAGTAAAAACATCAAAACGCCTTTCTTCATCGTCATCAACAAATACTTCTTCTGTAGCTACTTCTCCGCTTCCTATTTCATATAATCTAGAACCTACTAGTGATGGAGTTAGATTTTTGACAAGTTCTTCTATTTGATTTTTCTCTAAAAACTCAGGTCTTCCTGCATAAGGAGTAGTAAAATATTTAGCAACATTTTCATCAAAATCTAAAATAACTCCATTCTGAACATCAAAAATAGAAAAAGGCAAACTGTCTTTTCCGCTAACAGTTAGATATTCTAAAGCCTGCAAAACTTTCGGAGGAATGCTACGTCCCGCCAAAACTCCAGCCTTTCTTATCCATTTAACAAGGGTATCTAAATGTTTTTTTGTTTCCTTGTCTTCGGTATCTGCTTTTAGATAAAGCTCATTTGCTTTTTGAAAGTGCCATTCGGGTTGACCAGATAAAGAAGGTCTTGTTTTTGCGAGGTCATCTGTAAAAACTACAACGTCATCACTAAAGTAATCTCTAAATTCTAAAAATGTTCTCAAAGTTGCTAAACGTCTGTTCTTTTTATCATAAACAAGGTACTCGTCTAATTTTAGTTTCGGTTGTCCAGCTTGTTTAAGTTTCTTTTCTGTTTCTACAACTTCTTTTACTTCTTCTAGTTTCCCTAAACCGTGCTGAGAAGCAATTGCTACAATCTTCTTAATTCCTGTTTTTACAGATTCTTTTTCTTTTTCAAGGTCTAGTTCTCCTTCTTTTCCTCTTTTTTCAATGATATCTTCTAAAAATTTGCCCAGTATTTTTGCTTCTTGTTCTGAAACTTCTTTTTTATTACCGCTAATAACTTTTTGTGCTAACTGTTTTGCTTCTTCTAAAGAAACATCTTTTTGCACAGGAATAAGAACCCAACCGCTTTCTGCTAGATTTTCCAATTTGACATTTAAAAACTTTCCTCCTACCAACACTTTACCAGTTTTTTGATTATAGGCAATGTATCCAGCAGGAACCTTTTCTATAACTCCTTCTTCGTTAACAGGAATATCTAATGATTTATTAACTAATACTATTTCCTTTGCTGTTATGGATTTTATTACATGGTCTACATAAGCCTTTAGAAAATCTTCAAACTCAAGCTTATTCTTCATAGTTTTCTTCGTCCCCCTTTAACTCTTCATCTTCTAAAAAATCTTTTATGGATTTAGTAGTTGATACTTTTTCCGCTTTTTCTATTATATATCCATGCCAAGAAAGAATGTCTGGTAAAAATGAAACGAAAATGCTCAAGTTATTTTGAACGAAAAGAAATATTTCTGATTTTTCTTTTTTATTGGGGCAACAAAAGATTGAGGTACTAAAGGGCCTATTAAGTATCTCTTGTAAATCAAACTCAGTATCACTATCATTAGAAATAACGTGTAAACTAGTTAATTTATCTCCTTTTGTTATCACATGTATTTCTGCTTTTGATGACCTTAAAAAATGTTTTACTTTGTAAATAAGTTTCATATTTTTAAAGCTCCTTCCAATCTTTTAAAGAAAGAGAAAAACTCAGTAAATCTTTGGAAGAAAAGTCTATGAAAATAATAATAAACAAATCCTTCTGCAAAATCGTCTTGAGGGGAAAGGGTTGTAAAGTAAGAAAATCTTTCTTTAGGCCCGTGATAGAAATTTTTTTGAGAAGGAAAATAAAAATATTCTCCTGATTTATAAAATCCAGGCTTCTTTTCTTTTGTCCATTGTCTGGTTTCTATAAAATCTTCTAATATTTCAGGGAATTTTTGTCCTAGAACAAAAAACAATATTCTTCCTATAATCTTTGCAGTTGCATATGAAGATACTGATAAACCTTGTGAATATCCGTGAACAGGTCTTACTAAAGGTATTACCAAATAAAGATAATAAGGTTGATAAACAAGTAGTTCAAAGTAATTTTCTTTTTTTACAAAACCCAAAATAGAAAAATCATTTGCTTCTTCCATTTCGCTTTTCTTTATCCAGGATATCTTTTTTATGTCTAAATAAGAAAAATATTTATTAGGTATTCTGTTAAGAACAGAGTAGATATTTATTGCGGCAAATCTTGGTATTTGTGGGTCTATAGAATCAAAATATTTAGAAAGGAGTTGTTCTACGTTAATCTGTTCTAACTTTTTTTCGCTAATGTTTCCTTCTTCATCATAAATATCTAACGAAGGGTCATAGAAAAGTCCTGCATTTTTGGCTTCCAAAAGCCTAAAATAAGACAAAGAAAGTTCACTTGGTGCGTACTGACCTACTTCATAAGTAGTATCAGATAGAGGTTTAGGATATCCTGGTTGGATTATTGGATGTTCAAAACTAACTCTCACAAAAGTATTTTACAATAGAGGTTATTTCTTTTCAAAACAAAATAGAAATCCCTCCCTATTCCGGGAGGGACGAAGAAAAAATAAAAAATATTAAAGTAGCTGACCAGATAGGAATTCTAAATATTCCTGCACGATTCTTTGAGTAACAAGATTATTTACAATATCTTGAACGTGATTAGCCATAGCTAATTCTACATTTTGAGGGGTTAATGTTAAAGTCCCTTCTCCTTTTACATAAGGAGATTGCCCATATTGGAAAATATTAACTCCACTATAGGCAATCCAGTAAGAAGCGCCGGGAACAGCTTCAGGGGGAGCAGGACGACCATTCGGTAAATCTCCACCTTGCCAAACAAAATAAACAATTCCGTTTAGAGTTTCCTGCTCAATCTGTTGTAAATTTTTTGTTGCTAGAAAAGCAGAAGGTCTAAGATTTGGGTCTAACATCAAAACATCTAGACCGAG